CATCAACATTGGCTGTGATAGGAGTGTTGGTCTTGAGGTAGGTTTCTGTTATAAAGTAGTTCATGGTGCAGGTGTTTCTGTTGGTATTACATCACCGCCTTCTATAGGAGGTAAGGATGCAAGTGCTCTGACCTCATTAGGTGTCATTGCATTAAGTACTTTGGTAGCTACAAGTGGACTCAATGAGTTGATGGCATCAGCTGTCTTAGATGCATCACCCTCTATCTCAACAATAGTCTCATTTATTATCTGGAAGTTGTTGAGCATATACTTACCCGGTATCTTAGCCAGTGCCAACAGTTCGTTTACTATCTCCTCCACCTGGTCTCTCAATGGCATCACTACATTCTTCTCAAACACTACGTATGCCTGCTTGATGTCAGCCCCACCGCCAAGTGCTCCTGTGGTCCTTACTCCCATTAGTATAGGGTCAATGGTATGTGAGAAACATATCTGCTCAGTGTTGAGTGCAGAGGCTTCATGAAACAGCTTATCATTGTTGTTGGTAGGTAGTGCCTCTATCTTTGGTAGTTGGTCAGCTGAGTTAGCAAAGAATGCCACAGCCTTACCGGCATTGGCGGCACCTTTCAACCTATCAATGGTGTTCTTGATCATGTGTTTCTCCTCTTCTGACTGTGGTCGCTTAGGGAACATCATAGCAAAGGAAGGGAACACTGAGTTTTGGATGTTACTCTTAGCAAAGTAACTTAGCTCACCACTCAAAAATGCAAAATTAAGTGCAGATGTGTACTGTGGCAAGGAATACCACTCCTGACCCAAGGTCATGATCTCATAAACATACAGTTGCTCAAGGTCTCTGTTGGTAGGATGTGCCCTCTTGATAGGTACTACATCAATTCGAGCTGACCAGTCATCACACATGAAGTATGTTATCCTATCTCTGGCTACTCTGACCTTCTCAGGTGATACATTCTCTATCCTGTACAGCTCACCCTTCTCATTGTAACACAACTTGAAGTACACTCTATGGTGAACAATCAACTGTTGAGCTATAGCCTTGCTGGTCTTGTTGAGCTTCATCTTTTTTTCAAAGGTGTACAGCTTGAGCTTGTCCTCATTTGACATCTTAGCAGTCTCAAGAGTGTACCCACCACCTACTACTGCATTGGTCTTGAAGTCCACAATGGCACCGTGCAGTGGTGATGTGTAGTAAAGTTGGTTAAGTAGCTCTGGAGATAGGTTATTATTTCCAAATGGAATGTATCCAGCTATCTGATGTCTACCATTGACATAAGGCAATGATAAGTTAGCACCTCCCACATTGCCAAAGGGTGTGCTAAAGGATTGATATCCTTCAACTACTTCTGTTTTTGCTTGAGGCTTAGAGCCTACGAATCTACTATACCATGCCATTAGTCATATATTGAATTAATTTGTACACCTGCTACTACCATCCTGCCCTCTTCTATCATGGTCAAGCCAGTAGGGTCTAAGGTAGGCACTGAGCTCTCATACACTCTGTATCTATACTGACCTTTGATAAAGTCAATATCTGTCGGCTCATCAAGTGTAAATAGGTTAAATCTTGAAGGATATGCAGAAGTATCTGTACCTTCCCAATAGATAAGGGTGGCAGTAGTGTTGAACTCATCTTGAAACTCAAACAAATAGTAAGGGTTTGGGATGGTTGTCACCTCTGTTAAGGTCAGTACAAATATATTAACAGTGTCTTTTTCAAGATATATCATACCTATATTGTACTACGTAATTAAAATAATTAAAAAAGCCCCACCGAGATGAGGCTGTTCATAGATATGATAGGGTTATAATAAACCAGTCAACACAGCAGGAGTCATTGCTTGAGCTAAGTAGTCATTCTCCGCTAAAAGAGTTACACTGTACTTAGAACCATCTGCACGAGCTGTACCTGAACCTTCACCAGATGCAGTCAACTGCAAGTAAGGGAAGAACCAAAGGATGCCGTTCTGGTCCTCAACTACAGCAGATAAGTACTGCTGTCCAGAACCAAGTACCTTGATTGCATTAGACTTAGCTGCCTCTCTTCTGTGGAACATTAGAGTGATAGTCTGAGTCACAAAACTTGAGCCATTGATTAAGTCAATATTGCTCTCCTCTGTGTATCCAGATGTGTTACGTCTGAACTCAAACTCAATGAATGGATCCATACCAACTACTAAGTCAAGATTCCCAATAGTGTATGCATCACCAGGAGTAACAACAGGAGTAACTGTTGCCAGTGTATCCATGTCTACATTATCCTGTAGGTTTACGTAAATTCTTTTAATACCACCACTGTTGTTGTCACAGCTTTTTTCGATGGTTAATAATGCTTCACACATATTATATATTTTTTAAGGTTATAAAATAGGGAGGTAATTAATACCTCCCATTATATTGTTAGTCAAAACAGATATTATGCACAACGATCTCAGCAGGGTTGGTGTAATGGAAACCTACCTTCATGTTAGCACGTGTTCTCAATACAGGCTCAGCAACTGTGTCAGTTAAGTTGATAGCTTTCAATGCTTTAGAGTCTCCTTCTGCATCAAAACTGTATATAAGGTTGTTTTTCAAAGTCAACACAAGAGTGTTATCTGGCATACCTTCACAAGTCACTACATTGATACCTAAGAAAGTCAATCCTAATGGTAAAGTAACATAAGTTTGAGTGTTACCAGTTGCAGCTTTCAACTCATAAGCATTAGCTACGTTTGTTGAAACATAAAATCTCAAGTCTGCTTTACGTCTTACTATTGCAGCAGGAGCAGCATTAAGCATAGACTCCATGATTGTCAATACGTTTGAAGTAGTAACAGCTGCAGTATATAAACCAATGATATCAGCATCAGCACACATCTTAACTAAGTATCCATCACACAACGCTAATAATGGATCACCACTACCAGTATCACCTTGCCATCTTAATAACTCAATGTCTTGACCGATAGTCATTGCCATCTCATTCCAGTAGTATGCCATGAAAGATGCAACAGTGAAGTCACCGTTAGAACCTTTTGTCATTTGCAAAGCTAAGAATGATTGCTCTAAATCGAACTGGCAAAGCTCAGCCATTGCACTTAAACTGCACACATCTATGTCAATAGCATCTAATAAGTCAGTACTTGGTGTGAAGGCACAGTTATATGCTTGCAACACTTGACCAAAGACTACATTAGCCAATTTAGTTTTTGACTTTACACCTGGTAAAGTTCTGAAGTTGTTTGGGATATCTGGACTAGACAAGTATGCCTTAGAATAGAACTCCTCAGGATTTGCTGCCAACAATGCGTTGGTTTCAATATCCAGGTTGAATTTTAGGTTACGGTTCATTTTATTTGGTTTTTGAAAATTTTACAAATTCTTTAAATCTATCATGTGCAGTTAATTGCACACTCTCTGTTTCTGTTTCAGTCTCAACAGCAAGACTTTCCTCAAGTTGGTTCTTTAAGTCAGCAATCATTCTGATCACTGCATTCATGTGCTCCTCAAGCATTGGTGCTACAATAGCAAGGATAGCTTCTGTATCAACCGCTGGGTCAATAGCCATCTCCTCTTGTACTGGTGCATCAGCCTCAGCAACTTGTGCCTCTGCTTCTGGGTTTTCTGCTGCAGCTGCAGCCTCTTCTTCTGCTACTGGATCAGCAGCCATTTCCTCTGCTGCTGGTGCAGGTACGTCTTTGATTTCAATAACTTCTCCGTCTTTAACAACGTAGATTTTATCCTCAATCATGTGTTCTCCATCTGGTAACTTCATTGTATATTTATTTAAGTGTTGCGATAATTTCATACCTAAGAAGCCCTCAACAGAGTAACCTACTTGACCAGACTCAACCAGTGAATCATAGTATTCTCTGTCAGTGATCTGGCTTGTCAACATCAATGTTCCCTTAGGTACCTCAATGCCGTATGTTGTGAATGCTTTGTCAGTCTCTGGACTGTCTACTATCCAAGCCTCAAGGATGTATGCAGGAACCTTCTCCTCTTGATCATGTTCAAGGTTAAAGATGTCCTTGTTCTGTAGGTTGAGCATAAACTTGGCGTGTATCTGCTCAATCACTTCTGCTGAGAACTGCACATCATATTCTTCACCATCCTCATCTTGTCTATAGATGTTCATAGGTATCATGGCAGGAGCTACTATTCGCATCTTAACATGATCACTGAATGTCATAGGAGCAACAGCATGAGAATTGAATGCCATACCTTTGACCTTGATAGCAGGCTTGTTGGTGAAGGCAATCATTTCCACACCAAGGTCCTGTCCATCAGAGTAAGCCTCATCAATAGTAATTTTGTAAACTGGTCTGTCCATGCCTATATTGTAAAAAGTATTATATTTGTTAAAAATTAGATTTTATGGTAACAATTTTAGGGAAAGAAGTACCCAACCAACTACATGAGTTAACGGTCCAGCAGTTTGAGGACATAACAACAATCCATGCTAATCAAGAACTGGATACTATTGAGAAACACATTGACGTGTTCACTCTGTTAGGTGTACCAGAGGCTGATTGGGATGACGTTTCTATTGAGGAGTTCAAAGAATGTGTTAGGAACTTTAACAATCTTAGTGGTAAGCCAGAGCTCATCAACTCATTTGAGCACATGAACTACACTTACACCGCCTTTGATGAGACCTTCAAGCTGTCAGTTAGAGATACTAAGCACATTGATAAGGTGATGCACTCAAGACATAAGGGATATGTATCAGAGATGCTTGCCATCCTGTTCAAGCGTACTGACCTCACTAAGACTGAGCACTATGCAGATGCACACATCAAGCTCAAGGCAAAGATTATCAGAGAGCTCAAGGCAGAACTTGCCCTCCCTTACTTAGTTGAGATAGGTCAAAAGTTATCCAAGCAAATGCCAAAGGATGAACCTACCCAAGTCGTGGAGTGAGATAGATGTAATACAGTTCAAAGAGATTAGAGAACTGTATGCTATTGAGGAAGTGTTCACCAGGGAGATAGAGATACTTGCTGCCCTTGCTGACATACCATCTGATGACTTAGAGGACCTTGACATAAGTGAGGTGAGTGATATGCTCAAAGATATTACCTTCATCAACTCTGAGCCCTCTAAGAACTACAAGCACGTGATTGGTGAGTATCACTACAAGCCATTAAACACCTTGACCGTTGGTGAGTTCATTGACCTTGAGCACTACTTTGCCAAGGACTACAATCAGCACGTTGGTCACATTGCATCTATCCTGTACAGGAAGGTGATGGTCAACCAGTGGGGTGAGACAGTGTGGGAGCCATATACCTATAAGCCAAGTATAAGGTATAGTGTGTTTGATGAGGTGTGTATCAATGATGTGTATGGCATCCTACCAGAGTACCTTGCCTACAGAGACTCATTCATGACAACCTATGCTAACCTGTTCACAGATGAGGATGGTAGTGATGAGGATGAGGATGAACGTCCTGCAACATCTGATGAGGCAAAGGAGATAGCACTAAGGAAGAGTGAGAAGAAGTGGGGGTGGGAGAGGCTTATCTACAGCCTATGCAATGAGGACCTAACTAAGTTCCATGAGGTGACTAACCTGTCACTAATCATGACCTTTAATATGTTAGGTATGAAGAAGGAACTAAACGTCTAAGGCTACACCTGGTTGGAAGCCTGCAGGTGGGTCTATTGCCTCAAAGGTATAAGTTATTCTTTGGTTCTTCTCAAGTATATCAGCTACTTGTAGTATAGGGAATTTCTTTGACAGCCACTCAGTGTACTGTGAGTATATCTCAGCTGTGATACCAGCAGAGTTTAGCTCTTGTGTGAAGGTAGCAACATAGTCACGTGGTGTAATTATACCATTGTTCCATAAGTGTGCACCATTGTTTAAGTATATGAAGTAGTACATGGCTATGATTTGTATCTCAAGTTTCTCAAAGCCTGTGATCTTAGCATTGATTCGGATAGACTCTACCAAAGTACCTTGACCATCCACAACATCATTCCTTATAATACGTTTAAGTATAGTGGCCATCCTTCTCCTTGTAGGATACAGGACATTGAATTCACCAGTGTTAGCGTATCTACCCATTACTTGATTGGTGGTGTTGGTTTAGCTTCGTATGGTATCAACTCAAGGTCTTTAACCCAAAGATACTCAGGGTTAACACACTGCTCCATCTCTTCTGTTGAAATTATCCAGTTATTGTTAACATCTTGAATAGGGTTGAAGTAGCTATCTGGTGCATATAATTGACCTACCAACTCATTCTTTTGTAGCTCTGTTAATAAACCTACATAGGTCAACCTTTCTTCTGCTGTTAGTTGTGTTAGTTTCATACTTGACGTGATAATGTAGTTTGGAATGCTTGTACTGCTGTGTAAAAGTTATTTATTTCAGTTTGAGTTAAAGCATCACCAATAAAATTAAAGGCGGTTTCTCTGCTGCTAAAATCATATCCTCCACTCGTACCACCTCCTACGTAAATTGTTTCATTTGTAACAGAACCAACCGCTTCTGTTTCTGAAACATTTAAAGTAATATTTCCTCTTTTATGTAAAGATTGAACACCTATATTTCTTACTACTGAATAAAAACCTCTTGAATCTGCATTATTTGGAGCTGGTGCAATAAATGTATTACCCATAGCACAAGCATAATAAACACCAGTAAAAGCAGAATATATTAACATCCCTTGATTTGCAGCACCTGAATTACCTGCTCCCATATCAGCACCTGTAGACGCATTATTTGTTCTTAAATAAACACCTATTGATGCGTTTGATGTACTTATAAAATTAGTTGTTTGATTAAAGAAAGTATCAGCATAAGCATTTGTGCCATTAGGTAAAGCTCCTGTACTTGAATGAGTCCATCCGCCACTAAATACTAATCTAAACGCTGCGTTAGTATCTAAAGGATTCTTAAGATTAAATTTATGCTGTGAAGCCGTACCTCCTACTATTGGATACAAAGCCTTCATCTTACTCCAGATACTATAACCTTTCAAGTCACCTACCAAAGTGATGATTGCCGCCTGTTGTGTAGGGTCTGTTATTGCAGCCGCTGTTATGAATGCTTGGGCGTCTGGGTCAACTGCTGCTATTGGTGTGATTGTGTTTGATGTTGCACTTGCACTACCAGATCCGTTGGTTGCTGTTACTTGGCAGGTTATGTGTGTACCAACATCAGGCGGTATAAG